GCCTAAGTAGTCACTAAACAAGGTTAGTATAAAAAAATTAAACAATCCTGAGAGTAGTGACTCAACATTAGGAGAAAGAAAAATGGCAAAAAGAATAGGAAAATATAAAATTTCCAAAAGAGAAGCTGAATTATCAGCAGTTGATGGTGCGACGATTAGTGGTAATTTAGATGGTATTGGTACATTAGGTGTGAATGGTGCAATTACAGCAGCTAGTACATTAGCTGTAACTGGTGCTCAAACCAATACAGCTGGTCAACAAAATGCTGCAGTAGCAGTTGTAGCAACGGCAGATGGTACAGGTACAGGAACTATTCCTGCAGGTACTTCTGTAGCTTCAGTTGCATGTGGAGCAGCAGCAAGAATTGTTATATTACCTGCTCCCGTAATTGGTAATATTATAATTCTAATTGAAACTGCTACGACTGGATATGAACTTAGAAGTTCAGCTCCAGGTTCAATAGGAATTAATGGTGGTACTGGTTCAAATGTAGAATCTGCAGTAGCAGGAGCTATAACTTACACTAGATGTGTATGTGTTTCAGCTACAAACTGGATATGTAATACATTCGATGCAGATGGTGACGAAGCTAAGTTAGAAGCAGCGGCTTAATAACTAAACCATAAAATAATAACAAACTTAAAGGGTGGGATTAATTTCTCACCCTTTTTTGTTTTAATTGATATTTATATATGAAGAATAATACCCAATTTTGGAGAATAGTAAATGTCGAAATTTAACTTTATATATGAAGACCCAACAGCTGTATTACAAGTAACAGGTTCAACACCACATGGAATATACGATACAGACACGGAATTTCAAAACGATAGTTTAACTATTTGTAAATATGTAGCTACAAAACTTGGACATCCAGTTATGCAATTGGAGTTTGGTAGTGGTTCTATATATGCTTGTTTAGAAGAAGCAGTATCAGAATACTCACAACAAATAAATCATTACAATACAAAGAATTGGTTATGGGAACATTATGGTTCAACTACAAGAGAAAGTGGTTCTACATTAGGTGATATGGGTTTACACGAACCAGAAACTCCAACTATGGGATTATCATTCACTTTATCAGAACAATATGGACAAGCTGTAAATATTGGTGGTAATGCTACACTTCACACTGGTTCAATAACTATTACATCATCACAACAAGTTTATGATTTAACAACTGAAGCTAGTTTGGAATCAAGTGTTACGGGTGGTAATAGAATTGAAGTACAACGAGTATTCAATGAAGGCCCAGCAGCTATATCTAAATTTTACGACCCATTTGCTGGAGCATATGATAATATTGAATTATTAGATTCCTTTGGGTTTGGTAATGTATCACCTGCAGTTTCATATGTAATGAGACCAATATCATATGATTTGGCTAGGGCAAATGCAATTGAAACAAATGATTTAGTTAGAAAATCAGCATATTCATTTGAGTTAATAAATAATAAATTAAGAATATTTCCAAAACCTGGTTCAAAAGATTCTGGTAATAAAATATATTTTAATTATTATAAAAGAAATGATAGAGTGAATGTAAATCAATCATATACAAATAATAAAGTATCAGACCCATCCAATATACCTTATAAGTTTATTACATATCAAGGAATAAATGCAGCTGGTAGAAATTGGATTAGAAAAATGACATTAGCATTAGCTAAAGAATTATTAGGAATCATTAGAAGTAAATATGCTTCAATGCCTTTACCAAATGGTGAAGTATCACTTGATGGTGAAGCTCTTAAAGCTGAGGGTAGAGAAGAAAAGGCTAATGCTTTAGAAGAATTGAATAATTTCTTAGAAGCAGTTTCTTTATCTGAAAGGTCAAGACAAGAACAAGAACAGGCTGAATCTCAACAACAAGTGTTAAACAAAGCTCCACTTAAAATATATATAGGATAAATAAATGTCACAAACAAAACCATTTTTTATACCACAAAAAGAGTTCGATTTAATTAACTCAATGAATGAGGAATTGATTGATGAGTTAGTTGGTCAATCTGTGGATATTTATAAAGTTAATGTTGAAAGAACAGAAGACAATCTATATGGTGAATCGACTGCTAAATATTATGATGTAGGGTTTAGAGTTAATTGTTTAATAAACTATAATGAACCAACTGTAACACAAGACGAGTTTGGTGCTGATAATAATTCTTCAATAGAAATGTTTTTTCAAAGAGAAAATTTAGCTAGTGGTTCTCTTAACTTTTATCCTGAGACTGGTGATATTGTGGATTGGAATGATTACTATTGGGAAATCAATGGTACAACTGAACCACAATTGTTTGCAGGACATCCAAACTTTAAACACAACATTGTAGCTACTGCACATCGTTCAAGATTATCATCGTTACAAATAGAAGAGAGGCCTAAATAATGAGTTTAGATTTATTAAAAGAGAGATTTAGTGGAAAACCAATAACTTCTCAATATGAAGAACAAATAGATAATAAAGAAAAAATTATTGAAAAGTTAGAAGAAGAAACACAAAATTTATTTAGTCAAGTTTCAAATTTAGAAACTGAAAAAAATAATATTTTACTTGAATTAAATAAAGCAAGACATTTTGAAGAAGGTGCTTTTTCAATAAAAGAAAAGGATTATGCGAAAGAACTTCAGTCAAAGGATGTGGTTATTAAGGAAGTAAAACAAAAAACTGATTTATTATATAAAGAACTTGATAAAAAAGATGAAAGACTTTCTTATAAAAATAGTATAATTAATAATTCGTTAAACATTATTAAAGAAGCACGGAATAAAATAAATTATTTTAATGGTAAATTAAAAAATTCTAAAAATTCTAAAAAAGAATTACAATTAGAAATTAAAAAAACTTATCAAGATTATATTTTTAAAATGGATAATCTTGAAAATGATATTAAAGATAGAAATGATATTATAAATGAACAAAAACAAATATTAAAAGAAAATAATAAAAATTTAAAAGAGTTAATCAATGCGATTCGAGAATTAAAAATAAAAAATACTAAAGATAAACAACAAATAAATGAATTAAATATAAAACTTAAAGAAAGTAAAAATTCTTTAATTTTAGAAAATGATACATTTAAAAATAAATTAAATGAAAAAGAAAATCATATAATCATACTATCAGATAAAGTTGGTGCTTTAACCGAAACTATTCAAGAAAAATCTTCTTTAGAAAAAACATTATATAAAGATATTAAAATTAATAAAAATGTAAAACAAAAATTAAAAGGAAAAAAAGAAGAAATTACAAATTTAAATGAAAAAATAAATTTATTATCAAAAGAGATAAAAAATCTTTCAAATTTATCATATGAAAATTCTATTTTAGAAACTAAATTACAAAAAGCTGAAAATTTTGAAAATAGTTTTTTAAAGGTAGATGAATATAAAAATAAACTTAAAATTAAAGATAATAATATAGAAGAAAAAAGACAAGATTTATTGGAAAGTATAAAACAAATCAATAATTTAAGTACAAAAATTAATAATTTACAATCAAAAAACAAACACAATAATGAAACAATGGAAGATTTAAAATCTACTGTTAAAGAGAATAAAGATTTATTTACTTCACAGAATAATGATTTTAAAAATATAATGAATAAAAAAGATAACTATATAATAGAATTAAAAAAAGAGTCTGAAACACTTTCTGAAAAAGTTATCGTATTGTCTGATTTAGCTAAAGAAAATAATATTTTAGAAAAAAAATTACAAGAAGCAGAACAATTTCAAGATGTGGTTAAAAATAATAAAAATAATTATCAAGTAGTTCCTCAAATGAAATCAAAAATTTTAAATACAGATAATTTAATTTTTAAACTTAAAGAAATTTCAAAACAAAAACAAGGATTAAAACCATTAAATTGGCAACAATGGATTGAAATACCAGAGAGTAATTATTTAAATGAATTAAATCACAATATAGCTTTAAAATTATTTAATGAAAACAATTCTTTATTTTTAGAAGATGAAAGAAAAAAATATGATAAACACTCTACTATGAATTTTGCACCTGATTTAAGATTAGTACCATTAACAGTTAGTGGTTTGCAAGGTTATTATTCATCCCAAGTGTTATCAAACACTTTTTCTGATGGTGATGGTGTAACTCAATGGGATGATTTAAGTGTAAATAAAAATCATTTAACACAAGGTACTGCTAATGCACAACCTGAATACAATGCTTCAAAAAATAGTTTACAATTTAAAAGAGATAGTAGTAATAAAGACCATATGGATTTTACAACTGGTTTAACTTTATCTGAATTTACATTGTTTTTTGCACTTGATTTTGATGATGAGGATCGTCAAACATTATTAAAAGATACAGCTGGAAATGATTTAATTGAGGTTTTCTACATTAATGCCAATAGAGCAAACATTAAAGTTAATGCTAATGATGGGACTAATAGTGTAACTACAACAATTACACCTGTAGATGGTACACTTGTACAAGGTACAAAACTTTTACTAACTTGTAAAAAGAAAGCATTTAATAGTGATGATGGATTTGGACAAGTGGAGTGGTTTATAAACAAAACATCATTAGGAACAAGTGATGATTATGATGAAAACATTTTACAAACCATTAATGAACTTGGTTTCTTCAATAATAGTACGGGATTCGAAGGAAATATGTATGAAATGGCGATTTATGAAAAAGCGCTAGATAGTGCACAAATTGGAAAATTACAAGACTACTTCATCGATAGAACAAGTATAAGTGTATAAGGATAAACAATGGCTGTACAAAGAATAACACATAAAAAAATTATAAAGTATGATACATCAAATCCTAACTTTGTAGAAAAACCTAAACCACAAGTTGAAGCAAGTGGTAATGTTAACGATGATAGCGATATTTATGGTGAAAGAAAACATACTTATACACCTGAACCTAATGGTAA